CAACTATGTCTTTGACATTGGTCGTACTTGCTCTACATCTATTGATCGTATGACAACAGAGCACCCCTATGCTGGTGGCACAGACCGTTATGCCAGTGGTAACGGATCTCTGATGCGGCTTGCCCCCATCATGCTAGCCAACCACACTTGCATCCCTATGGCGATTGCCGAGTCTGTTGCGGTGTCGTTGATGACACATGGCAACAAAGACATTGTGCAATATACAGCGGCCTTCGTCACCGAGACAATGCTCTGCAACATGACAGAAGACTTCAACAAGCTGCGTCACTTCAACACTCGTGAGTCGAAGACCACTGGCACAATCATGCATGCTTATGTTCAAGCATGGCGTAGTGTGTCGATGACTGACAGCTTTGAGGATGCACTGGTTGACGCTGTCAACAGGGGCTATGACGCTGACACTGTCGGCGCTATCACTGGCATGCTAGCTGGTCGTAAGTATGGCTACTCAGCTATACCCAAGCGATGGCTTAACAAGCTGATGAAGCGTGATGAATTGTTGGCTATGGCTGAGGCTCTTTATAAACTTGGAGGTGAAGATAAATGACAATACTACAAAAGAAAATATTGCTTACATTCATACCCTACATACTAGGCTTTGCCTTTGCCTACAGCATCATGGCCTTCGTAGCATGGGATAGAAACGCTGGCAACTGGTTGTTCAGTGACCGTATGTTCACCGTTGTGCTTGGCTGTGTGCTAGGCGGCATGTTGTATTGTAGGTTTGACTATGACCGAGCGACACCATGAAGATCAAACAAGTTGACAGCAGCAAACGCTCTGTCGCAGCCCTACTGACAGCCCTTCAACAAACGTGCTTGCCCTATGACAAACTTTATGAAACAGATGGTGGTTACTGGTGGACGGCTACTGATGATAGCGGTGTGGCGTGTGGTTTCGCAGGTCTTGCTGCTTCTGTTCGTTGGGGTGACACTGGTTATCTGTGTAGGGCGGGCGTTATACCTAGCCATCGTGGACAAGGTCTACAGAAAAAACTTATACGGATACGTATCAGGAAGGCTAAGGCGCTAGGCTGGCAGTGGCTTGTCACTGACACCTATCACAACCCTGCCTCTGCCAACAGTCTCATTGCCTGTGGGTTTAAGATGTTTGAACCGTCCATTCCTTGGGGCGCTAGAGGTACGCTGTATTGGAGAAGGAAAGTATGACAAAGGAAGAAATTATTATGCGAGGCAAACAGCTTGGCTTCCCACGCTTGAGCAAGAAGAGCCACGACAATCAAGCCACAATGATCGCCACAATTGTTGAGGAGGCGGTGCGCTTGGAACGTGAGGCGTGTGCAAAGATCTGTGACAAATTGCAAGATGATATTGCTACCGAACCAAAGCACTGCGCTGAAAGCATCCGAGCAAGAGGGGGGCAGCAATGACACCCCGCTATGTGATGCAGGTTGGTGACACCTACCGCTACAACCCACCTTCGGATGCGGTGAAAGCTGGTGTTATTCGCCGCAAAACATTCACAGATTACGAAGACGCAATCAGCTATGCTGCCCTTGCCAATGCTGAGTTGGATGTGTGGCGCAAGGAACGTAAAGACCTACGCAACTTGCGTACAGATGCAAGGGTTGGTGAGTTGGTTGCAAGCTACAAGCAAAACATTAGCTATGCTTCTTTGAATCCAAAGACCCGCAAGGACTACGACTACTACATCAAGTGTTGGCTCGACAGATCGCTGCATTCAGCGAAGCTTGAAGACTTAACAACACCAACATGCCAACGTATATACGAAGAAGCTGCCGAGCATAGCGTTAGCCTTGCCAATCACAGCCTCTCTGTCTATCGTTTGCTGTTCAACTATGCCATACGTCATGGCTTCACACAGCACAACCCCTTCAGCAAGGTGCTTAAACGGGCTGACAAGCCACGTAAAGTTGTATGGACTAGGGCAGACATCAAAGCCTACCTAACCACTGCGTATGGCGAGTTTAAATGGCGCAACGTAGGACTCATTGTGCAGATGGCACATGAATGGGGACAACGCTTGGGTGATATGAGGCTGTTGAAGTGGAGCAGCTACGACCTCAACACTGGTGTGCTAACCCTTGAGCAGAGCAAGCGTAGAGCAACGGTGACTATACCAACTTCACAAACCTTACAGACTATGCTCAAGCAACAGCATGCTGAGTATGGCTGGCAAGAATACATTGCACCCAGTACCATTGCTGATGGCAAGGGTGGACTAAGACCCTACAGCATTACCAGACTGCCCATTGTTGGCGCTGAGATAATGAAGGCAGCTGGTTTGCCTGATGCATTGAGACTGATGGACTTGCGAAGGACAGCGATAAGTGAGATGCTTGAACATGGTGTACCCATTACCAACGTGATGTCGGTGAGTGGTCATGCTTCAGCACAAAGCTTAACGCCCTATTTAAAACACACGTTGAAGAGTGCATCGTTTGCACAAAATCTGCGATGCTTAGAGGAACTGTAAAGTGACATGGAGAAAGAGAGAAATTATGAATGAACAAGAACGTGAACTTGATTTCATGGTGGCTGAGTTAGAGCAGGAAAACAACCTTATGAGGGCTAGAAACGCCCGTCTTGAGGCTGAGGTGACTGTGCTAACCGAGATGGTGCGTGTGCTGTCTGACAAGATGGCAGAGATGGAGAAGAACACATCATGGAAAACATAGCAACAATAGTTTTACTTATTGGCACAGGTGTCTTAATAACACTTGCTGTCCTAGCCCTTGTGCTTTACATAGGAATGCGAAATGATTGAAACAGTTTTAATAGTAATGCTAATGGGCGCTTGTGCAGTTTGCATCAACGCAGTTATCATGATGGCCCTATTTAAATGGTGGAACGAATGACAAATCTTATTGAAATAAACCGTGAACAGATCGAACAGCTTGTGCTTGATGAGCTTAACTTCTTGATTGACTACGAATTTAAAAGCAACAATCCAGATGCTGAACTTGTTGCAGCATTACACCTAGTGCTTGGACAATTCACACCCTTTGGGGAACTACAAGCATGACCCGCTTTGATTTAGAACAACACATCATGCAAGCTTGGGTTACCTGTGAAGACCTTGACCTGCTGCTGTGGAGATCTGCAGACTGTGCCGAGCTTATGTCTGAGGATGAGTTGCACAACACAATACTTGCCATTAGATCTTTGCATGAATCAAGAATGCTAAAGCTTTGGAACTGCTATGAAGAAAGCTTACGTAAGTAATGGCGTTTATTAAACTACACATTCCCTGCCCCAAGTGCGGCAGCAGTGACGGTGCTTCGATGAATGAAGATCGAAGCCTGTTCTGCTTTGTATGCCAAACCCTAACCCCTTCCGATATGGAAGAAACCTTTGAGGAAATAAACGTGATTGATGTAGACACCGAAATAAAAGACAACAGCTTCCTGAAGCACTACCGCAACGGTACGCTAGAGGCTGTGCATGATCGCCGCATTCACGTTGCAACGATGGAGAAGTATGGTGTTGTTCGTGAGAAGGACAACCTCTACTTCCCCTACTACGACAAAGACTCGCAGCTGGTGGCAGCTAAGGTGAGAGGTGTCAAAGACAAGAGCTTCAACACTGCAGGTAGCTGGAGCAAAGGCACATTGTTTGGGCAGCATCTGTTCCCAAGCGGTGGTAAATACTTGACCATCACCGAAGGTGAGTTTGATGCACTGGCTGCATTCCAAATGACTGGGTCGAAATGGCCTGTGGTATCCATCCGTACTGGTGCAGGGTCTGCATTGAAAGATTGCAAAGCCAACTACGAATACATCAACAGCTTTGAGAACATCGTGCTGTGCATGGACGGTGATGCGCCCGGTCAGAAGGCTGCTAAAGAAGTTGCTGAATTGTTTGGTAGCAAGTGCAAGTTGTTCAAGCCTGTGCCTGAGTACAAAGACTCATGCGATTGGCTAGCTGACAAGAAGGAAGCACAGTTTGTTGATCGTTGGTGGAGGGCTGAGCCGTTCGTACCCGATGGCATTGTCTCTGGTTCTAGCTTGTGGGACTTGGTGTCTGCACCACTTGCACCAGCTGACTGCACCTACCCTTGGAAGAGCTTGAACGAGCTAACCTATGGCATACGCTTGGGCGAGTTGGTCACTGTGACAGCTGGCTCAGGGTTGGGTAAGTCGCAAGTGCTGCGTGAGATTGTTTGGCACTTGCTTGGCAACACCCACGACAACATTGGTTTGTTGTTCTTAGAAGAGAGTGTTAAGAAGACTGCCCTGTCGATGATGAGCTTGGCAGCTAACACACCTTTGCACTTGCCAGATACGGTGGTGACACAAGAGCAACGCCGTGATGCCTTCGATCACACACTTGGCACTGGTCGTCTGTATTTGCTTGATCACTTTGGCAGCACGTCTGTTGAGAACATCATCAACCGTGTACGCTACATGGCTAAGGCAGTTGGCTGCAAGTATGTATTCGTAGACCACATCTCAATCATTGTGTCAGCACAAGAGAGCGGTGACGAACGCAAAGCCATTGATGAAATCATGACCAAGCTGCGCATGCTTGTGCAGGAAACCAACATCTCTTTGATTATTGTTTCACACCTGAAGCGCCCAAGCGACAAAGGCCATGAGGAAGGTGCAGCTACATCACTGGCTCAGCTTCGTGGCTCTGGCTCCATTGCTCAGCTGTCGGATATGGTGATTGGTCTTGAACGTAATGGTCAGCATGAAGATCCTATCATCCGCAACACCACCCGTGTGCGTGTGTTGAAGAATCGTTTTGCTGGCATCACTGGACCCGCTGGCAATCTTCTTTATAATAAAGAGACAGGCCGTATGTTTGAGATGGATGATGAACCCGAAGGAGATTTGTTATGAACTATCAGAAGTTTGAAAAGTATTATTACCTACGCTACCAACAGTTTGAAGCATTGACCGATGCCAAAGATTGGTTTGACGAAGGCGAAGAACAACACATGTGGAATGAATTGCTTTGGTATGCCCACACATGTTACGAAGCTAAGAAACTCTTCGAAAGCTTCGATGACAAAGACATGGAAGTGTTGTTAGGTGGTCGTGTACCGTTGTTTATTTTGGAGGTTACAGATGAGTGACGGCGGCAAAGGAAGCACACAACGCCCACGCAGCATTGCTGATGTTGAATGGGCCAACCGTTGGAACTCCATCTTTGGCAGAGACAACGTAGACATCTACAAACAAGAGCAAGAGAAGAAAGAAAAGGAAGAGAAAGATGGATTGGATTTACGATCTGGAGACATATCCTAACTGCTTCACCTTCACCACCATCAACATCGATGGTGAAGAAGCACAGACCTTTGAGATGTCCACTCGTAAGAATGAGGCTGCTCAGATGTTTGCGTTTCTTGACACATGCAAGAAGAAGAAGAGCCACCTCATCGGCTTCAACAACTTAGGCTTTGACTACCCCATACTCCATGACCTACTATCTGTGCGTGAGAAAGCATTGACTGTGTCTGGTAAGGCTGTTGCCATTCGTGCTTACAAGAAAGCACAGGCCATCATTACCAATCAAGACAAGTTTGTCGATGTAGTCTATGACCGTGAGCAGTATGTGAAACAGATTGACTTGTACAAGATTCATCACTTCGACAACAAGGCACGAGCTACGTCATTGAAGATGATTGAATTTAATATGAAGTCTGACACCATCGAAGACTTGCCCTTCCCTGTTGGCACTGATCTGACCGATGAACAAATGGATGTGCTCATTAGCTACAACATGCATGACGTGGTGAAGACGCTCGACTTCTACAAGGAGTCGCTGCATCTAATTAACTTCCGTGCTGAGTTGTCTAAGAAGTATAAGAAGAACTTCCTCAACCACAACGACACCAAGATTGGCAAAGACTACTTCATCATGCAGCTTGAAGAGAACATGCCCGGCTGTTGCTATACGATGGGTGCTAAAGGTGAGCGTAAGATTAACCAAACAAAACGTGATGTTATTCACATCAAAGATTGTTTGTTCAATTACTACGACTTCCAACACCCTGCGTTTCAGGCTGTGCTTGATTGGTTCAAACAACAAAGCATCACCGAAACCAAGGGCGTATTCTCTGCCATCCCTGAGGATAAGCTAGGCAAGGTTGCGATGTTTGCCAACATGACAACGCTGCGTAAGAAGTTTGTCGGTGTCCCAACTGACGAAGACATTGCAGACTTCAAAGCTGAGTATCCCCTTGGGTGGGTGGAGCAGGTGGAGTTGAAGGCCAAGAAAAAGGGTGAGGCTCAGTACAGCCATTGGAAACATTGGAATGAAGCATCAACCCTGAACGTTGTTGTCAACGGCTTTCAATTCGACTTCGGCACTGGTGGCATTCATGGATCTATTGAGTCTCAGACAGTGGTGGAAGACGATGAGTGCATAATTGTGGACGCTGACGTGGCTTCGATGTACCCCAACATCGCCATTGCCAACCGTGTCTACCCTAAGCATTTGGGTGAGAAGTTCTGTGACATCTACCAAGATGTCTACAACCAACGTAAGAGCTATGCCAAGGGTAGTGCTGAGAACGCCATGCTGAAGCTTGCGTTGAACGGTGTATACGGTGATAGCAACAACCAGTTTAGCCCCTTCTATGACCCGCAATACACCATGTCAATCACCATCAATGGGCAGCTTAGCCTGTGCCTGTTGGCTGAGAAGCTGCTGGATATTGAAGGGTTGTCCATCATTCAGGTGAATACAGACGGTGTCACTGTGAAGCTGCCTCGTCAGAAGGTTACAGAATATGAAACCATCTGTGCAGTGTGGCAGAAGCAGGTTGGTCTTGAGCTGGAGTATGCGTATTACAGCAAGATGATTATCCGTGACGTGAACAACTACATTGCCTTGTACACCAACGGTAAGGTGAAGCGTAAGGGTGCGTATCAATACGAAGACTTGGGCTGGCATCAGGACCAAGGTGGGTTAGTGATTCCTAAGGCTGCTGAGGCTTACATGCTGCATGGCATTGACATCGATACCTACATCAAGGGTCATCAAAACAACTACGACTTCCTATTGCGTACTAAAGTACCACGTAGCAGTAGGTTGGTGATGGTGATGGGTGACGGTAGCGAAGTGTTGCAGCAAAACATCTGTCGCTATTACGCATCAACAGCTGGTGCAGATTTGATAAAGATTATGCCACCGCTGGTTGTTGATGGCGAAGAGCGTAGGATGGATGTAGAATCTGGATGGAAGACTTGGGCGTGTAACAACATCAAAGACTTTAGCCGTAGTGATTTAGATTATTCTTTCTATACGGCTGCAGCAAAGAAACTTGTTGTAGAATAATTGAATGTAGGAAGCTGGCCCCTACTGAATTGGTCAGCATTCAAATCAAAGGAAACTCAAATGAGTGAAGAAAAGAAACGTGTCAAAGTTAAAGCATCCATCTACTGGTGCTTCCACAACAAAGTGAACGAGATGTCCGGTGACTACCAGATCAACTTGTGCAACTTGTCCGAAGCAGCTGTCGAAGCTTTCGAAGAGATGGGTATCCCTGTGCAGACAGGTGAAGGCAAGAAAGAAGAGATGGGCAAGTACATTACTTGCAAATCTAAGAAGCCTATCAAAGTGTTTGATGCTGAAGGTGACGAGATCACTGAATCCATCGGCAACGGTAGCAAGGGCAAAGCCATTGTCGGTTCATACGACTGGACTTTCAAGAACAAGAAAGGCACAAGTGCTTCTCTTGGTAAGCTGGTCATCACCGACTTGATTGAGTATGCCAACGCAGCTGGTAACTTGAATGATGATGAAGATGTTCTTTAAGGAATGACAATGCAAATTAAACTAGACCTCCACCTCGATGTTGTCAATGCTGTCTTGACAGCCTTGGCTAAAATGCCATACGAGCAATCAGCTCCTGTGATCAACCTCATTCAGCAACAAGCTGGTCCACAAGTGGAAGCTGCACAAGCTGAAGCTGCTGCCAATCCAGCTGTTGTAACTGACGTTGAGCCTAAAGCTGAGTAATGTTTGCAATAATCGATAGCGACCTTATCGCCTATCGTATTTCCTTCGCTTGCAAGGATGAATCAGAGACACATGCTAAGTATAGTCTTAACAACTATGTCAATGACATCCTTGTACGTGGAGTAGATCAAGCATATCCGTCTTGCTTTGTTGACCAGTGGAAGCTCTACCTTACAGGTGGAAACAACTACAGATTCGACATAGCTAAGACGGCTGTGTACAAAGGTAATCGCATCGCCCCAAAGCCTCAACATCTGCCAGCATTACGCAAGCATTTAGTTGATGAATGGGGCGCTGTTATTGTTGAAGGTATTGAAGCTGATGATGCTGTAGCTACACACGCTACAGAGCTTGGGTATAACAACTCAGTCATTGCATCAGTGGACAAAGACCTCGACCAGATACCGGGCTGGCATTACAACTTTGTTAAAGACATTGCCTACCACATCACACCAGAAGAAGGCATGTACAGGTTCTATAAACAGATCCTTACTGGCGACTCTGCAGATAACATCATTGGTTTAAAAGGCATTGGTCCTGTCAAAGCCGATAAGATATTAGATGAGTGTGAGACTGAGGTAGAGCTTTATGAAGCATGTCTGCAAGCCTATGAAGGTAATGAAGAACGTGTGTTAGAGAATGCACGATTGTTATGGCTTCGCAGATACGAAGGCCAAATGTGGGAACCACCAAAGGAATAATATGAGTGAAACTAAAACAAGTCTAAAACCAAACGATGTTGCTGTCATCTTACGCCCAACCTTTGAGAATGATGAATGGACAGGTACATTTGAAGTGCTTGTGACAGGCTTTGGCCCTGTGTCAATGAAGCGTGAAGACATGGACAACTTGATTGGCATGGGTGTGCTGCTTGCTTCCGTTATTCCTTTGATGGAAAAGGATGAGGAGCTTGCACAGAAAGCTACTGACCATTGCAACGAATTCTATGGTGAGTTCGGTGACCTTGAGTACAACCCCGCACACGATAGCTTTGCTGACGTTGACACGGAGTTTAGTATTGATACTAAATGTACAGGAGGTGTGCAATGAAACTGTGTTCTGAATGTTTGCACAACACCAAGGCGGGGGATGAACATCCCTGCATTAACTGTGATGAGAATGGTAGCAATTGGCAATCGTTGAAGCGCAACATTGAAATGAAAGAGGTCATTGGCTTCATACCCAGTGGCAACACTATCAAAGAACCGCAAGTTTACCATAAGGCAGTGTTGGAGCAGGGTGTGAAGTATGACAGTGGCAAAGCACAGTGGAGCTTGATGCAATGGAAAGCTTTGTCACAAGTGGTGGATGTGCTGACGTATGGTGCTAAGAAATATTCACCAGACAATTGGAAGAAAGTTCCTAACGCACGTCAACGCTACATCGATGCTGGCTTCCGTCACTTCGCAGCCTATGCTGGTGGCGAAAAGAATGACAGTGAAACAGGGCTGAGCCACCTTGCTCATGCCATGTGCTGTATGTTATTCTTATTGTCTTTTGATTTAGGAGAAGATAAATGAAACCAGTGACACTTAGTATTTCCGTAACCGCATACTTCGATGGTGATGAGATTCCTGCAATCTATTCCAACGAAGACATGTTTGCTGAGGCAATCAAAGAACATGTAATCTATGCGCTTGACCGTTTGGACGCACAAGATATTGTGTTCAATAGCATTGACCTAGAGGGGTTGTCTTGAAACCGTCAAGCTTAGAAGTATCTATCCGACATGCAAGCAACGGCTTTGTCATTCACTATTGCGAAGTGGTGAATGGCTTAGAAGTTGATGCAGAATTTGTTGCCTTGGACATTGAAGAAGCCCTCGGTATTATTTATGATTGCTTTGACCAAGGGCCATCGCATGACATGTCCAACATCGTAGATGAAACAATCCCCAAAGGTTAGAAACGGTGGTGAGTGGACTGATGCACGATTCAGAAGCTTTGTAACTTCTGCTCTTCGTGCAGCGTCAAGGCGTTGGCCTCCTAAGTACACAGCTCTAAAGGCTGCGTTCGTAGGTAAGAAGGTGAATGTGAAGAGTGGCAAGATGGCAATGCATTACAAGTGCGCTAGCTGCAAGAAACACTTTGTTGCTGCTGACGTACAGGTAGATCATATTGAACCCGTTGTAGACCCTGTGAAGGGCTTCCAAACGTGGGACATATTCATCAACCGCATCTTCTGTGAGATAGAGAATCTGCAGGTGATGTGTAAGCCGTGCCACAAAGTGAAGACTGACCAAGAGAAAGACGATAGGAAAAAGAAATGACTATCCAAATATCCTTACAATGTGAAGACGCTGAAGAGGCTAGGAAATATCTCAATGCTGTGGCATACCACAGTTTGATATGGGACTTTGCTGAACGAATGCGTCAAGCTGAGAAGTATGATGGAGACTTGTTAGCTGTATTGAATATGTTCAAACAAGATTTTTACAATGCCACAGAACACCACTGTGGACCCTATTAAACAAAGGAGCTGGTATGTATATAAACGTGGATACTGAGAACGAAGACGGCAGTGCAAATTGCTCTGTCGATTTGTCACACGATGAGGCAAGCCAACTGATCAACTATGCCATCGTTGAACTGTTGGCAAAGGGCATTCGTGAAGGCAAAGAATTGTCCGTAAAGAAAGAGGATGAAGAGGAAGACGCAGAGCATGCTATTGTTATCAAGCATTTGAAAGAATCCTTAGTCTCTACATACCTGATGAAGTTTTATCACGATGAAGACATCGTCCACAACCTAAAGGTAAGACGTGGTTGCAAAGCATTGCTTCGCCACTACATGATTCCAGTGGTGGCTGATAAATACATTGCACAGATTGAAGCCATTCACGAGGGTGGTGAAGATGAGTAAGGTGAAACTAATTTGGTCAACACCAGATGGTGAAAACTTAATTGCATACATGGCTCGTGTATCGAATCCAGAAAATCAAGACAATAAAAAAACAGCTCCTAAGTTGTTGAAGTATTTGATTGACAACAAACACTGGAGTCCCTTTGAGATGGTCAACATCTGCATGGAGATTGAAACAACACGAGACATTGCACGTCAAATCTTACGTCACCGTAGCTTTAGCTTTCAAGAACTAAGCCAACGATATGCCATTGTCCACGACTACGACTTCTCTGAGGTTCGTTTGCAAGACAACAAAGATCGTCAAAACTCTATTGAGGTGCAAGACCGTGAGCTACAGCGATTCTGGCAGGAGTCACAAGCCACTGTCATTCGCACTGCTGTCGGTCACTATGAGGCTGCACTGGCTAATGGCATTGCCAAAGAGGTGGCACGTAAGCTGTTGCCTGAGGGCATGATGATGTCACGCATGTACATGAATGGTACGTTGCGTAGCTGGCTGCATTACGTTGACATTCGCTGTGACAAAGCAACACAGAAAGAACATCGTGAAGTGGCAGATCAAGCCAAGGTTGTGATACAGTCCCTCTTCCCCTCACTCTTCGAAAGTACATAATGAACATAGACTTTTATCAATCCCGTGCGATGAGCTATCGCCTAGACACAGCCAATGAGATTTATGCCTTGCTCAATCTTGGCGGTGAAATTGGTGAGGTGATGAGCCTTGTTGCCAAGTTCATCCGTGATGGTGGTGATATGGGGGAGTACAAGAAGAACATGGCTAAAGAGCTAGGTGACATTATGTGGATGGTGGCAGCTGTTGCTAAAGACCACAACCTTTCTTTGTCAGACATTTGTACTCAAAATCTGGACAAGCTTGAGAGTCGTAAGATTAGGGATGTTATTCAAGGCTCAGGCGACAATCGTTAAATCCTGTATAACTACCCTTCCCAATTTATGGAGGCTTCGTGCCTCCTTTTTATCTAAGAAAGAGAAATAATGAGTAATGAAATCGTAACCCCTTGGTCAAGTGTAGGCTATTTAACTTACAAACGTACATATGCACGGCGTTTGAACGAGCAAGATGTCACTAGCCCCACCGAGGAGTTCCCAGACACCGTCAACCGTGTCATCAAAGCCTGTGAAGAACAGCTTAAATGTGGCTTTACAGAGGCTGAAAACGAACGCCTAAGGGCTTACCTACTTGGACTTAAAGGAAGCGTTGCAGGGCGTTTCTGGTGGCAGCTAGGCACTGACACAGTGGGTAAGCTTGGCATGGCCTCGCTACAAAACTGTGCATTCCGTGTGGTAGATAAGCCAGTGGAGCCTTTCACATGGGCTATGGACATGTTGATGCTTGGTTCAGGTGTGGGCTACAACATCCAGAAAGACAACGTTAATAAACTTCCTCCAGTTAATAAAGATTTCAAATGCCCATCTCGTATTGTCGATACTGGCGCTGACTTCATTGTTCCCGATAGTCGTGAAGGCTGGGTTGCTCTACTTGGTAAGACACTCAAGGCTGCTTTCTTGGCTCACTCGTCAGGCAAGCAAACGTTTACGTACTCGACACAGTTGATTCGTTCTAAGGGTGCAGCCATCAAAGGCTTTGGTGGTACAGCATCTGGTCCTGAAGACTTGGTGTGGGGTATTAACCAGATCTCTAAGGTGCTTGAGAAACGTGCAGGTAAACAACTGCGTCCTATCGATTGCCTTGACATCATGAACATCATTGGTGCTGTGGTTGTTGCTGGCAACGTTCGCCGCTCAGCACAGATTGCTATTGGAGATGCAGATGACGTTGAATATCTACTTGCTAAACGATGGGACTTGGGGAATATTCCGAGCTGGAGAGCAATGTCCAACAACAGCGTGGTGTGTCACGACATTGGAGATTTACATGACTTCTTCTGGGATGGATATGAGGGTAAAGGCGAACCATACGGGCTTATCAACCTCAAGCTTTCTCGCAAGATTGGACGGCTCGGTGAAACCCAGTATCCTGACCCAAAGGTTCAGGGATATAACCCTTGCGCTGAACAAAGCTTAGCCGATGGTGAAACCTGTTGCTTAGCTGAAGTGTTCCTGCCTAACATCACAAGCAAGGAAGAGTTGATTGATGTGTCTAGATTGCTCTATCGCATCAACAAACATTCATTGGCCTTGTCTTGCCACCAGAAAGTCACTGAAGCCATTGTGCATGAGAACATGCGCATGGGTATTGGCATCACTGGTGTGTTGCAATGTACCGAAGAGCAGAAGTCTTGGTTGAATGATGTGTATGGTGAGCTGCGTAACTATGATGAGTTCTATTCACAGAAGCATGGCTTTAACAAATCCATCAAGCTCACAACAGTGAAGCCTTCTGGCACTCTGTCGTTGTTGCCCGGTGTTACACCCGGTTGCCACCCTGCTTATGCACGATTCATGATCAGACGTATCCGTATCAGCTCCAACCATGCGTTGGTACAGGTGTGTAAAGATCATGGCTATCATGTTGAATATCAATTGAACTTTGATGGCACTGAAGATCGCAGCACTGTTGTTGTCAGCTTCCCATTCCGTCACCCAGATCATGCTGTGTTGGCTAACGAAATGACAGCCATCTCTCAGCTCGAAACTGTGAAGTGGTTGCAAGAAGTGTGGAGCGACAACAGCGTTAGCTGCACTGTCTACTACCGCATGGAAGAGTTGCCAGAGATTAAGAAGTATCTGAAGAAGCACTACAAGAACAGCCATAAGTCGTTGTCGTTCTTGCTGCATAGTGAGCATGGTTTCAAACAAGCACCGCTTGAAGAAATCACTGAAGAGCAATACAACCAACTTGTTGCTAACACTCGTATCATTACGGCTGTTGCTGACGGTGACATTGGATTGGATGACAGCGAATGTGCAGCTGGCGCATGTCCGATCCGCTGATCTATTGGGTTATGCGAGTTGTGGAAATGGTGACCTGTTTCCACATCATTGCTAACACATGGCGACATTGGTAAGTTGTGCTATAGTACAACCTTTATATTTAGCGGAGATGCTATGCAACCTGTAAAACCCGAACGTAATATTCCATTACGCATTCAAGCTGACCAAGGCTACTACGCTTTCTCACGAGGATGGCTTAGCAACCAATACGAACCAGCATCCAATGCTGGCAAAGAATGGCAGCGTGGTTTTGATCGTGCTTATTTCGATAATTTGGATAAGCTCAATGGCAACCAAACGGTTCGATAAAGAGCTGCACGACATATACGACAAAATGGGTAGAGACATCGTCAAAGACTTTGTCTCTTCTTTTTGGTCTATGCAAGCTCAGGACAATCCAAACAGATACGGAGTTGATCTGCATCTGTATAAGGACGATGTGTTAGTGGGGTATGCTGAGGTTGAAGTGCGACTAGCATGGAAGACTTTAGAGTTTCCTTACGAAGACTTAAACGTTCCTGAGCGCAAGCGTAAACTCCTTGTTCAAGACCTACCCACATACTTCTTCTCAATCAACAAAGAAGGCACTGCACTCTTTCACTGTCATGGTGATGTGGTGCTGGAGTCTGAAACTAAAGAGGTTGCTAATAAGTATGTGTGGAAGGGTGAGCAGTTCTTCAAAGTACCACTGGATAAATTAACATATGTCATCTTACAACCGTCTGCATAACGTCAACAACCCCAACCAAGGGGATGCAAAGCGTGTGCTGTGTGTATGCTCAGCAGGACTATTGCGCAGCCCTACCATTGCTTGGATCTTGTCTAATAAACCCTTCAACTTCAACACTCGTGCAGCAGGTGTAGCAGAGGGCTATGCCCTTGTCCTAGTTGATGAGGTGTTGTTGAAGTGGGCAGATGTCATTGTCTTTGCAGATCAAGATCACAAGCGCATGTTGTCTTATGAATACAAAGATGCTGTTGAGAATATGGAAACACATGTGTTAAATATTCCAGACATGTATGCCTTCAGAGATCCAAAGCTTGTTACAATGGCTAAGCGTAAGCTAAAGGAAATCTTTCCAAACCCCGCTCTGGGTTCCGACCACTAGACTAAACGCCGTGGCTTGAAGAAATCGGATATGGCACAAATAAGAAAGCCAGCTTAGTTGCTGGCTTTTCTTTTTAGCGTCTAGAAGCTAGACCACCCTTATTAAACTTCTGAGTTAAGCTTTGTATTTGATTAATCTCTTTAGTCATGTTCTTAGTTTTAGAATTCTTATCACTAATGACGCTTGGTTGATCACTTACTTGTTTCCTCTGTGCCTGATTAACCTCTTTAGTAATGTTCTGCTTATCAGAATATTTATCACTAATAATACTCAGTTGATCTTTCAATTGCTTAATCGTATCTACCTTTTGAGTAGCACCAGTCTCACCCAATGCCTTAGCGATGTTAGTCAACAAGTCTTTTGTCTTAAGTGTCTTACGGTTTCTTCCCTCACCAACAACAATGTTGTCAGCAAATTCTTCCAAGAAGCTTTGATACCGCTGACCAATACCAGTTCTTGAAGTCGCTGCTGTGCCACGCTCAAGGGCATTGTTCAAGGCACTACGAATATAGTCATATCCCCTGTACGCCAAACGCTTCTTCATGGCAGGATCAATAGTATCATCACCAAGCTTTTGACCAATGTCAAAAAGCTGAGCATTGATTTCTTTACCCTTGGTAATACGTTCTGAAACACTAAGTAGTTTTGTGGCTATCCTCTCTTCGTCAGACAACAATGCTTGCTGCCCCTTTGTTGCTTTAGCGGAAGGAATCAGTTTGTCTGCTTCAAGAAATAAATCTTCTGTTTCCTTGAATGTGCCAAAGCCGTGACCTCTTGGTAATGATACAGGTCTTACAACGTTTGGTGAACCATTCATTGAACGAGCTAAGACGTTTAAGTTCTTTGCATCATACGCAGTTGGTGTCATATTAATGCGTTGAAAAATATAGTCTGCATATGGAATATTAGTATGTACAAACTTATCAGCATTCTTACCACCAAAGCTTCCCGTTTCAGGATACAAATTTGCGTCCTTACTGAAAGACACACCACCAACATCAAGTTCAAAGTGATACTTCTTATAAGTCTGTGGGTTTTCAAAGCCGTTAGTTTTTAATTCAAGCATTGTTTCTTTGCTAAACGTATCAGACCCATGAAACAATTCGACAGGTGGATCATCTTTGTATTTCAAACGTAAAACGTTTAATCTCTTCTGATAGTCTTTTGCCATTGATGCAGCTTCTGCCATGTCTTTAGCATTATTTGGGTTAAGCTCTCTGCCATTCATGACTCTGAAGTCACCTTGTAAAACTGAAATAACTTTCTCAGCATCTGGCAACGCAGCAATGTCTTTGTTGCTGACAATATCATTAAACACTTCTGTTCGATGATCACGAATAGTTTGCAAAGCGTCCTTACGAGTTGACGTATATCCCTTAGCCTTAACGTTTAAATCACCAGCTAACATCTTTGAGTCATAAATTCGTGGTTCAGAGAATGCTTTAGACTTCACAGGAGCTGGAGCATTTGGATCGATGGGGTTGCCATCATCGTCATACTTAACTTCATTTATTACGTACTCATCTTCATCTAGCTTTTGCTTAGTTTTAAAAGATGTTACAGGCTCAACCTTCTCTTCAGGATTAATATCACCAGCCAGCTTGTTAATGCTATTTTTATAGTCTTCTGGATAGGCTTTCTTAAATGCATCTACTTGGTACTGACTACCCATCTTGGTCTTCAAAAGCTTCTCAGCCTCTTGCATTTGATATTCTGAGAATGCTGCAGGTGTTTCCGTCACAGGGGCAGCAACAGCTTTGTTGCCGGAAACAGCAGGTGTATCTACGAAGTCGTCAAACGCAGAACGACCCACAACACCCGCTTCATCATCGATGGTAGGCATGAATGGGTCGTCTTTTTTGACCACCTTGCTGGTCGATCTAGGGGCTTCTGTGGGGGATAGCACAGGTGGCTTGGTTGTTGGTGCAGGAGTTGGCAAAGCCTTAGCTGTTTGCTCTGCTGTAGTCAATGCTCTTTTGCTAACAACCCCTTGCATCTCTTGCAACAAATCACCTGCACTTTTAGTTGCAGATTTGCCAACAATGCGACCAGCAATGTCAGACATTAAACCACCGCCAGCAAAGCCGGGTTGCTTACGGATGGCTGCAGCGTATGACAATGCTTCCAAATATGCCTTTGTCTCTTCCAGCTTCTTGCCAGTTTGTTGTTCGTACATCTCAGCAGTTGCACGTTTAACTTCAGGTGGCAATGCAGAATACTTCACAGCAAAGATACGAGCTTGCTCACCTTTGTTGAAGGCTTCAGCTTGTGCTTGGTTGGTTGCAATTTCCTTAGCATTCTTCTGTGCAAATGCCAGAGTGTTTTGCAAGGCAATCTTCTGCACGTCTTGAGAAGAACTCTTATACCATTCTGTTTCTTTAATGACATCGTATGTCTGCAACAACAATGGAGCCATCACCTTACGTGCAGCAGCATCAACAATCTTGTCGCCAGTGGATGTAAAGATTTTGTTAAATGGAATCTTCAGACGTTCGATTTCTTCTTCGATTTCTGTAGGTCTGCCCTTGACTGTGATACCTGTGAACATTTTCAAAGGACCAGCATCGTTGAATGTTGCAGACTCTTTGACAGCAGGTTGATACACTGGCAACTCTTGCTTCACAACGGGAATGCGCTTCATCAGCTGATTTGTAGCAGACGAAGCAAAGCCTTCCTCACCAGCAGGAATCTGATAGGCATCACGAGGTAGGGTTTCATCACGGTCAATAGCACCAATGATGTCAGAGATTTGTTGAGCAGGAACAAAGGCACGGCCTAAGTATTCACCCATCCACTCACCAAAGAATGTAGACACCTTTGTGTCAGCACTGCCTTCACCAGTTTGCATGTTCGATGTAGCTTCTGCAAACTTGTCACCCAACCACGAGTAAGTACCAGCAGGGGCTTTGAAGCCTGTCATAGCCTCTAAGAATTCCTTAGTCTTGAACTCGTCTGTGCGACCCTTGTTAAACTTAACAAGATAGTCACCCATTGCTAGGAACGGTGCAGCAGGGAACAGAGCACGAGCATCCACTAAGCTACCGTCAGGGTTCTTAATGTCATACCAAGGTGTGTCTTGATTCTCTTCACGGTATTTATAGGCTGCATAAATTGCAGCTGTACCAACCATACCCTTCGACACATTCTCCAAGCCTTGCATTGTCTGACCAACACCAGCAGCATCACCCTTAACTTGCTTAGCTGCACCAGAAGCGATGTCAGCAGCACCTGAGAAGACACCCATAGGGCTGTGCTTGTATGTCCAAGTCATAGCGTTAGCCATGAAGCGTGGGAATGGGATGACAGTGGAACCAATGGGACCAAGCTCTTCAATGAACTTGACAGCATGGAACATTGGACCCTTAGTCGGCATCTTGCTGAATGTAGCAGTGAGTGCTTCATCTGTTGCATTACGCAACACATCAAACGGAACGGTTTTGCCTTGTGCCAACACGTCATACATGTCGATACCAACACGACTTAGCTGTTTCTCAACAGAGGCTGTAAAGATTGCTTTGCGAAAGAAAGCATCTTGTGCAACGTTCAATGTGTTGGCAATCTGTCCAACTTTAGATAGTCTTGCGTTTCCTGCTTCACCAGCAGTCTTGATGATCATCTCTTGTAGCTTTGGACTACCTGACAACAAGCGTTCAGCAACATCCGATGACAATCCTGTTTGACCAAGATAGAAGGTTGTACGTACAGCATCGTCATACACACCTTTCAAACCACCTGTGAAGCTGCCAGTGACAGGCTTACCTGTAGCCAGTTCACCAACAGTTTTACCCATGCGATAGAGGGATGATTCAATGGCTTCAGAAGCTGCGCCAAAGGTGACAACAGCAGCACCAGAGAATCCGTTACGAATGGTGGTGGCAACTTGTGACACCATCAAAGCTTTCAGCTCACGATCAAGACGCATGCCGAAGTCACGCAACCCAACAAATGAAGACGTGATGGCATTACGATTGCCATACATCTCATCCACCTGTTTAGCGGCAGCAGGGTCAATACTCTTAAGCTTGTTCTGCAGACGTGCCAACACCGAGTAAGACTGTAGAGTACGACCAGCATCACCAACAGTGGTGCGGTTCATACGTGCAAACTCTTCAGGGGTAATGCCAGCCTTAGCCAAACTGTCTTGCAGCACTATGTCATCAACCTGATCAATGTTCATGAAGACATTCTTCACAGCATCACTAACCTTCTGATCAGCAGCTGGAGCAAGTTCAGGAACACGCTTCCAAATCTCACCAGCAATCTCTGTTGCTTTCTTGTTCACATCATTGCGAATCTGCATCTCTGCAACAGACGTTGGATCACCCTGTGCATTGAGAAGCTTACGACCTTCAAAGATGTCATAGGCATCTTCCAGAGCTTTCTCTGTAGGATCTGTAGCCTTCACCTCCACCTTAGGTAGAGTGGTGTCTGTAGCCTTTGTACGTGAGGCAATGATGTCTTCAAACTGTGTTGATGCACCAGCCTTATTAATCTTCTTAGTAGCACCAACCAATGCAGCAGTTTCTAATGTGCCACCAACAGCGCCAATAGCGCCAGCAATAGCAGCTCTTGTACCACTAACACCGGCATCTACCTTAGCTTGCAACGCATCAATCTGTGGTTGAAACTCAGCTTGTTGTTCTGGTGAAAGCTTTGGCAACAACTCTTTCATCTGATCAACCTGTGCCTTGGTTGTGTTGAGTTCAATCTTCTGTGCTGTCACATCGGACAAAGCAGCACCAGAGCCTTCAACAGCTGGCACTGCAGCCAATGTCCCAAGACGGGACTTAATAGCAGCTTGCAAACCCTTCTCTTGTGCTGTCTTCATAAACGAAGACGTGGCAATCTTGCCAGCACCTAAAGAGATGGCTGTGGTTGGATCTGAAACAACTGCACCGAGTATGTCCAACACTGGCTTAACACCACCTTGACCACCTTGTGGGCTAAGATAACCAGCAGTGTTGTCCCAAATGTCGTAGGCTTCTTTGGCCTTTAATATGTCTTCACGCTTAGCATTGTTCAAATACTGAAGCTCTTGTGTACCCGACAGCAAGTTGTTGCTTGTCATGCGCATGTGGCTAGCCCAGCGACCAATGTAGTCTTCTCTGGTTTCACCATCACGCATCTCACCCTCTTTGCCAAAGCGAGAAAGAGCATACCCATACACCTTGTTGAACTTAGCATCGTCTTGATACAAGTCTCTGAATGGGGTTTGCTTAGCTTCCTCAGCCTTCACCTCAACCGCTCTAGCTTCTAAAGCTTTAGCAGGTTGCTTGCGAATCATGAACGATGGCTTGGTTAAGTCTTCATTGTCAGCACCAACAAACGAACTAGGCTTTGTGCCTGTATCAGTGAATGCGGAGAATTTGTCTACTTGCTGCCGTGGTTGCGTAGGAGTAGAAGAAGCTCCCGAAGGAGCCTCAGTGAATAAATCAAAAGGTGAAGCCATTAATTATTTCCAGCCAATGCCAGTCCATGTTTTAACATTACCGTTACCATCGTCATACGCCTGACCCTTTATCAGCTTGCCTTTATCGGCAGCACCATCTTTGGTATAAGGTAAAGCCATTGCCGTAGTGGGTTGTGCAGTTGTAGCAGGTTTTGCAGGGGTTGTAGGTGCTGCTGGTTTAGCAGCGGCAGGAGGTGGAGTACCGCCACTTGCTGGCAATACCGCTCGACCTTGATCGTCAAAGCCAACACCAATGGAGATAAGGGCGTTACGATGCAGCTGATCTCGTGGCTTACCATCACTACCTGTCATCTCTTTAATCACAGATGTACGACCTGCAGTGACAGCTTCGTTGAATGTCTTAGCAGAGACAATGTCCTTAGGTGCAAGTGATTGATTACCTTGAGCATCTGTCGTAATAACAAAGCTGCCGGGTGGGAGCCTGTCGCTAACTGCAGCAGTGATGGCTTTAGAAGCAACAGTGATGAGGTTGGATTGAGAAACTTTCTCTTGACCTTCACCGGGCAACTTAGACAACACTTGGCGCTGACGTAGTTCTGCAGTGAGGATGGTTTTCTCTTTGAGACTGTTAGTGCTCATGATACGGTTACGCAAGTCAGTTTGAATTTGATCTTCTGTCTTGCTGCTCTTAGCGGTCAAGTCTTCGGCAATGCGAATGCGATCAGCATCTTCCGTTGCCTTAGCCAAACGAACTTCATCGTTACTGCGCTTAGCTTCAACAATCTCACTAGCAATCAAGTCTTTCTGTTCTTGCAGAGTCTTAACCTTGTTCAAGATGGCAACGTTAAACTCAGCATCTGGCACACCAGCAACAGGCATCTTAGCCTTACCAGAAGCCATCAATGCCGCAGGTTCAATGCCCAACGCCTTAGCTGTACGCTGGAACTCTTGTTGCTGAATGTTTGCTTGACGATCTCTGAAGTAGCCTAACCCTTGTGGCGCAGCTTGCATTGGTTGCACATTCGATTCGTCAAACAACTTACGAACACGTTGCTCTGCTGTCTCTTTAGTTGGTGCAGTGTCGGCAATCTTAATAAGTTGATTTGTATCAATCTTAGACAGATCAATATTGCGCTCTTTAACAGCAGCGGTAACGCCTTCCATGAATGCGTTGTTTGTAGCACCAGCGTATAGTTGATCTTCTGTCAAACCTTTGAAGTTGGTCTTGAGCAGAGCAATGTTGTTTGTATATTTAGTAACTTGCTCTTCGGTCTTTATCTTATTTGCTTCATACGTCTTAAACAAATTGGTAGCACTAAGCTTGGCTGCTTCCCTTGCGGCCTTTTCATCAGCATCCAGTTTCTCACCGACAGCTGCCGCTGCCCCCATCACAAAACCTTTTAATGCAAAACCCATTACATCACCTCTTTTCGTTTAGCCATCAAACCTTTTGGTTTTTCTTCTTCTATGGGCATTGGTGCTTCTTCAGTATCAACACCCTCGATTTTCTTCATGGCTTTTTGTACAGCAAGTCTAGCAACACGGCTTGAAACAGTGGCTTCTTTGTCATAGTCATCTGCATACACTACAAACTTTGTGTCATGAGCAATGGCTAATGATTGAAGCATTTCAATAATAACTGGCATTGCTAATACACCAGCATCCATAGTATGCACACCAGTAGACACTCCATTCAACATCATTGCTTCTGCAATGGTAGCTAAAGGAACTGTAGTTTCAATTGAATCAAGCAATCCATCCATCATCTCTGGATCAGAAAGCGTAGCAATATAAAATAAAGCAACTTTTGAAAGATCAGTAAGTTGTGGAGGTTGTTGCCAAGGTCTACTCTTCTCTGGAGCAGTCCATGAAATACCCGGTGGGGTATAGCTGGCTAAATTCATAACGCTATTATTTTCTTGCATTCAACATTTCCTCTCGTGCTTCACGAATGCCTTTGACATACATGGCAATAATCCTGAGTGATTTGTTATCACCAGTTTGGATAACATCTGTTTTCTTAGAAGGCTGCTTATCATTACTGATAATGGCATCAATCTTTGTCATGATAGATTTAATGTGTTGCATACTTAACCCAATCCAATTTTCTTAAGCATATTAGTGATGAAGCTATCAGCACTGCCGGTAGTCATCTTTGCAATTGTATTACCAATCGCTGCATAGAACGTAGCATCTGCATTTTGTTCTGCAGAATACTTAGAAGCGTTAGCTGTAATTGTAGTCTTTGCAATGTCGGTAGCACGGCTGGCATCATTGTCACCCGTCTTCCAAGCCATTTCAAGCTTGTCACGATAGGTTTGCTGCAGCTGTGCGTATGTAGAAGCTGACAAGTCTGTAGCGTTTTTAGCATTCACAGCTGTCATAGCGTTCACTTCACGAGTATTAGCTGTGGAGATGTCGGCTAAGGTTTTAGCATTGGCAATATTAATCTGTGCAGACAGGTTAGCATTGAAGTCAGCTCTGTCATTAGCTTCTTGTGCATTAAACTTCAACAAGTCTGCGGTAGTAGCCATGTTTGTCAAAGCAACTTTGTTACGCTCTGCAGTGTTGTATTGATCAGCAGTGAGAGCAAGCTGTGCATTCACCTTATCAGCATCCAAAGCCAATGTAGCATTGGTAGCCTTAGCAGCGTTCTTTGCGGCAGTGTCAGAGAGGATAGCTTGTGAAATCTCTTGAGCTTTAAACAAAGTAGTTTGTTGTCTCAAGTCTGTGTTCTTCAAGTCCATTGCCAAGAAAGCTTTAGCATTCTCAACAGCCACTTGCTGACGGTTGTTCAAGTTGGTTGTCTCAAGGTTTGCCATCTGTGCAGCATTAGCCATAACAACAGCTTGCCTGTTAGACAAGTTTGCAACGTTCATGGTGTTAGCAAGCTGTGCATTCTCAAGAGCAATCTGTACATCAGCTGTGAAATTCTTGTCTGCAATGTCTGCAATACGAGCAGCGTTCAACACCCTAGTCTGGAAGTTTTGATCAAACTCTTGACCCAAGAATGCAGCACGTTGTTGTCCTGTGAGCACTGCCATTTGTTGGCGGTTCGACAAGTTAGTCAAACCCATTTGCTCAAATACCTTAGCATCAGCTGCAGCAATGGGTGTAGCAGCCTCTAGGGTGGCCTGAATGATGGCCTGACCAGCTAAGCTACTAGCACCAAGTCCACGAGCTGCCATCTGTGCTGTAGCAGCTCTCATTGATGATGCAGCCCATGCAGGTGGATTACCAGCATCGAAGTTGGTTAAGATTTTATTGAGCTGACCTTGTGTGGTCATGTCTTCTGTGACAGTGCCTTGTGCGGCTACATTCTGTGCAAGAGCTGCTTCAACCTTTGGTTGCTCAACAGCTGTACCACTAACCAATTCACCAGCCTGTAGGGTTCTATCAGCAACAGGACCAACTTGTGTAGCTGTACCTTGTGCTGCTTGCACACCAGACAATGCTGTGGTTGTAGGAGCCTGTGTTGCTGCTGTAGCTTGTGCAGCCTGTGATACTGCACCTTGTTCAGCTTGCAGTGTAGACAGCTGCTGTTCAATGGCAGGTTGTGAGGTGGAGGCTGTAATGTCTTGTGCAGCTACAGTTTGTGGAGCTGCCACTGTTGATGCCACCACTGGTGTAACACCTGTAGCTTGCTGTGCAGCCACCGCTGTTGGCGCTGCCACACTCATTGCCGCAGTGGGTGTTGTAATGACAGCGTTACCTATTGTTTCGAGAGGTTGATCTGGGACGACACCACCGTCAGCCATGCGTACAACATCACCACCCTTTGAGAGCTGTAAAGTGGCAGGGTCACGTCTAGTCAAAGACTCAGAACGTCTTTTAGTAAGCAACCCCATCAAGGCAGCATATGCCATTGTGTTGTCTTGTTGTTTTGGTTGACCAGTGCCACCTAAGCTACCCAATGCACCTTTGGTTGCTAGGGTTTCTTTATATCCCCAAGCTGACGGAGCAGCACCAGCTGCGGTAGCCGCTGTAATACCACCAGCACCAAGAGTCCCAGTGCCACCAACCTCAGCGATTGTTAGACCTTGAGCACCACCCATACCAGTTGGACCAAGCCAAGTGGAAGGAGATGTCAATGTTGGACCGGCTAAGTTGGCACTAGATCCTGCAGTTAATGCAGCTTCGCCAGTGGTATTGGCAGCTAGGGTGTATCCCTCTGTTGATGCCAACGAAGCGTTGATGCCTGTACCGGAACCAAGAGCAGACCCACTAGCGCCACCAGCACCAGAGCCACTTAGAGCAGCAGCTTGTGTGTCTGCAGCAATAGATGCACCTGCACCTTCTGTAGCTGCCGCAAGGGTTGTATCAGCAGCAAACTGTCCACCAGCTTCACCAAGCAATGTGGGTGCTGCACCCTCTGCTGCCGCCTCTACTGCGAATGCGTTACCACCAGCTTCACCAAGTAGTTCAGGCCCACCAAACATCTCTGAGCCATACATACCACCAGCAACAAGTGCTAAGGTTACCCAACCACCGGGAATATTATCATTTACGGCATCATCAAGACCCGCAAGCTCATCGCTGACGCTACTAACTACGTCACCGACAATATCTCCAGCGCCGTCAATGACATCGCTGACAGCGTCTGTAATTCCACCAACAACACTACTTACAAATCCACCCATTATTTACTCCAATAATATATGTGAGCAATGTCCCCAGTTCTTAGAACAATCTGCTTTTCTATTTTCCAACCTGTGACCTTGCCAAACTTAGCCAATTTTGTATTGGCCTCCTTACAAAATCCTCTAACTGGGAGCAATACACTCTTATGTATGGCTTTTAAATCTTCCATGTATTGACTCTTTGTTTCTTTATTCCAATTAATCATGTCGGTATGAACCCAAAGAATGTTGTCAAACAATTCAAGATAGATGGTGTAGTTGTCACGTATTATCACGGGTCTTTTAGAACAAACCCGTTTTGATAGCACGTCAACTAGCCTCATTTAATAATGACTCGCCAAGCATATTCAGGGACATCGGAAGCTATAACTTGAAAGCTGCGTTGTATGAATGCTTGTTTCAAATCTTCGTTTTCTTGCACACCGTATGCCATAGTGACACCAGATTTACGAACTTTATCAATTAATACTTCCAGTGAAGCATTTAACTCTTGTCCAGATTCTGTAGTTGCCATAGCAAGCGCAACAACTCGTGGCATATGTTTATCAATAAACAACACCGTATTATTTTCTTGCAACAACAAGGCATTACCAGACTTAAGCATTGCCTTCATCAGACTAATGACACGCTCAGGCTTATCATAACTCTTGCCAACATATTCTTTAATGATTGACGTAGCAGATGTCTTCTTAACAGCACCACCAACAGCAAAGCCCTGAGCCTTCTGACCAAGCTTAGAAGCAACAGCAGAATATTGTGTGGCAGTGGCAGGTGACGACATTAAGAAGTCACCAAAGTTCTGCATAGGACCATCGAACCCCATCTTACGGGCAACGATTTCACGCTGCTGTTCTGTAAAGTTATCTTTCATTTCGTACCCTTATAGATGGACAAGATTATACCTTAGCTTTGTATTCAGCTTCTGTCCAGAAACCGGGAACATACTTACCTGCAGGTTTGAAGATGGTTAGCTTTTGACCACGCATCTCAGGGGCAAAGCTGATGTGAGTCCAACGAGCAAACTCGTGAATCATTTGATCAAACTTCAAGCCAGAAGCTTCGATGGCTTTGCAGACATCCAAAGGAGTTCCAAAGCTTGGGCATACAAAGTCGATAGCCCAACCATCCATGTGGCTAGACACTTTGCTACCGCCTACAGCAACGTTCACCTCAGGTAGACGCAACCATGAATTAACACGAATGCCTTTACCACCCAATGCTTCTCTAACCTTCTCCATGCCTTCGGCGGCAATCTTCATATTAGCCAATTGAGCTTCGCTGGGTTGGTTATTAATACCAAGACGCACAGCTGTTTCAGAGAATGTAGCCTCGTCCAAGCTAAAATGATTACTCAGTTGCATTGTCTTCCTCCGTTGCGTTGTTCATTTTGATAGCAGCCAACCAGCCAATGAAGCCACCAATGATGGTGCTAAAGGCAGGGGCAATGATTGGGAAAATGTCTTTGTTGTCAATAACGCTGTTTGGCATAAACATGCCACCAAGCAAACACAAAGTCATTGCAACAATTACAAAACACAGCGTAAACGACATATGCTTTGCAATGCTAATAATTGATTTCTGAAACTCTGTCATTTGATACCCTTCATCATCTCTTCAGTCTTAGACTTACTACCAGCAGAACTACCACGATGGAAGTTCAACACAGT